TTCACAGTCGCGTTAATCAGGTCAACAGCATTGCCGCTGCCGTTTTGCAGGGTTGCCCTGATGGACGGAACCGTGTCGTTCTCTTTGATATAGAATGTGGACATCAAGCGGCCTCATTTTGACTTGGCGTAAGTATAGCAGCATTCGGGCCAGCTTGCGACAGTGTGAGCGATGTATTTTTGTTGACGTACTCAAACCGACGGCTACGCGCCACAATCGTACTTGCATCCTGACCCGTCAGCGTAAACAGGCCAACACCATCAATCTCAAAGTATTGCTGAATACCTGCAATCTGCCCTCTGAGGGCAAAGCTGCCGGAACCCGCAGGCAGAGTTAGTTCAGGTATTAGGTTGACTGTGTCGGCAGTGAATGTAAACGATCCCGCCTCTGCGACCAGCAGTTCAGCCTCAATGAAGTCAACCGCCTGACCAGTCAGGTTAAAGCCGCCATCTGCGCCAAGCACATAATATCGAACCTTGAGCGCGGCATCCTCAGTGAATGCTGAGAACGTGCCGGTCTCGCCAACAAAGTTGTCATTCACATCAAAGTTGATGTCCTGACCAGTGAGAACATATGTGCCAGCATCTACAGGCAGGCGCTCATTGATTAGCAAGCCTGTGTCTTGGCCTGTCAGCGCAAACGTGCCAACACCGCCCGTCAGGCTAGTGTCTACATCAGTGTCAGGGAAGGTCAGCGCATATGCGCCTGCATCAGCCGCCAGCGCAATGTTGAGCGGTAGATCAGCATCTTGGCCCGTCAGGCTGAAGTTTCCAGCATCTACCCCAACAACTACAACCGGCAGAAGTTCAGCATCTTGACCAGTCAGATCAAAGCTGCCTGCACCGCTTGCTACGCTTGTATTGGTATTCGCAGCCTGCCCCTGTAGCGCAAACGATCCCGCACCAGCAGCCAGCGTGACGCCAAAGAAGTTAGACTGCCCGCTGAGCGTGAATGTGCCTTCGTCAACTGCCAGCGGATATGCGATGCCAGATGTTTGCCCTGTCAGGCTGAAAATGCCGATGCCAGCCTGCTTGGTGGTGGCAAAGTTGACCGGCTGGCCTGTGCTGATCCATGTGCCGCGCGTAGACGGCATAATCAGGTCTTTGGTGAACTCTGTGTCTTGGCCGGTCAGAGTAAAGCTGCCTGCGCCTGCCTCTGTTGTGACTGTGAACGCAGCATCTTGACCTGTCGCGTCAAACCCACCCGCAGGCAGGATTGGCGCTGTGATGATGTTCACATCCTTGATAGTCGCAGTGAAGCTGCCAGCATCAGCCGTTATTATGTAAGCAATGCTGCTTACATCATCTGCAAGTGCGACTGACGCTAGTGGCGAAAAACCAAGCATGGCTGATCCTTACGGCTTAGTGGGCCACGTCACGCTATACGGGAACCCTGCTTGCTCCGTTATATCACGAAGCGCCTGACGATACACCTCCCACTCCAGAGGAATGTTTGTGCCCTTTTCTGTGTGCTTGACGACAACCCAGTCGCACTCTTGCAGGTCACGATCACGCTTGCGGCGAATGTTGCTTTCAGCTTCGTCTTGGGGCTTGTTTTCCGTGGTCCACGGGAGTGACCAGTTGCCCTGTGCATCCTGCTCAAACGTACCTTCTACACAGTTTTGCGTGAGGCCGTCATAGCTAGGGCGGTCAGGAACCGTGTAGGGATAAACACTATAGCTTGCTAGCATCTCATTAGGGATTTGCTTGGGGAAGCTGGTGTTCGGATTATCACGGCGGAGCTGACCCAGTGTGTATTTGGCTGGGACGCCGTTTGTAAGTTTGAGGTGCATTTTAGTCTCCTAATTATGCAGGGGGCGGAATGATGTAACCAATAGTATACAGCGCATCTGAAGAGGACCAATACCCGGTCGTCGTTCCTGTTGATCCTACGGGAAGGTTTAGTTTATACATAATAGCCATAGAACCACCGAAACGTCCGTTTTGAACGGCAATAGTGTAACCCCCGGTGACACCAGTGACAGAGGCAAAATCATCGTCAATCATAGCGATAATAACAGCCGTGGAACCTGCCTCAGAAACAGTCATGCTGGGTAGGTTAAAGGTAGATCCACCCTCACTGATCGTTGCCGAAGGTGTGCTTGGGCGTGTGCCTATGTTGCGGAATGCAACAAGGCCAATCGCATCGATAACGTGGGGATCACCGCCTTGAGGGTGTTCCGCTTCAACTGTGCCAGAGGTGGTCCCTGAGGCTACAATGTGTTGGATAGAATTAATGCTGTCCTCTTCGGGATAGCTGCTTGTCATGCCTGCCCACCCCGAAGGGGCATCAATGAAGTCAATATAATTGTCATCCATTAGTGCAGCTATATATACGTCTCCGGCCTGCGTGCCGGATAGAGCGCTTGTGCTTAGGGATGAAACGCCACTACTAGCTGTTCCATCAATAAACTCAGCCGCAGGGCTACCACCAGCACCAGCGGCAGCTTGTTGCATTAGTTGTGCAATCTTGCTCATTAGTTAGCCCAAGGGGTGCCAGATGCAGTCGTAGGTGTTTTATCTGCATCAATCTTGGCTTGTAGTGCAGCTTCTGTATCAGCTTTATTTACAACATCCCAGACCCAGTTAAGTACCTGCGCTTCTGTTACACTTGCATATGCCACGAAGTCAGGTGCCGCAGCGTCAGGGCTAAACCCACAAGTGCCATACGAAGTGGCTGTGTAGTCACCATCCTCCGCTGCAACACGCCAGTGCGCCACTGTGATGCCACCTGTAGCAACTTCATGCTCACAGGTAGCGATAGTCCAAGTAAAAGTGGTCATAGTATGTGTATCCTTTTGCGTTAAGTCTTAGGCGGCTGCATCAATAGCAAGTGCGCCATACCAAGTTGTACCACCATCTACTGTGTAGAAGACAAGCACGTCAGTCTCACCAGAAGCAGGTGCATCAGGTGCAGTACCACCAGCCCAGTCTACTGAGCTAGGCCATGTGATAGTGTGGCTACCGCCAGCAGTCAGCTTCAACACAAACCCTACAGAACGGCCAGATGTAACACTAGCAAATGTGAAGGTAGTGTTGCCTGATGTAGTGAGAGCAAAGCTACCTGCTGTGTCAGCATCAATGCTAGGCGTAGTGCCTGACAGGGATGTGTAACCTTCTTGTACGGCATCAGAGAGTGTTACACCTGAGACTGTCAGGGGGTCAGAACCACTTGTAGTCCCCACAAGCAGGTTGCCCGATGAGTCGATGCGCATCCACTCGTCTGCAGCGAATATAGAACCAAAAATAAGCGGGTTTGTAGCGCCACTGGTCAGTGAAGAGCCAGACTGAATGTACGAACCCGCAGAACCCGCAGAAAGTCTGAGGGCATCGCTTTGGTCATCTTGTAGTACAAGTGACGTGTTATTACCATACAAATGCAAAGGCGAACTAGGCGAACTCGTCCCAATGCCTACGTTGCCCGATGCGTCGATGCGCATGGCTTCAGTAGGGGTTGTCCCTGCCGAGTTTGTCCCAAAGGCAATGTAGTGGTCGTTGCCTATGGTTGCAGTGGCAGACTCAATGTACGAGTAGCGAAGATCGCTACTTGCTTCAGACACGCCAGACATGTTGATCCGCACACCTGTTCCCGCTTGGTTATCCGCAGAGCCATTGTTTAGGAGGAGCGCATCAACAACATTCGTAACGCTATCGTTTCTTACGACAAGTTTAGCGTTTGATGCATTTGCGGTTAAAGTAGAACCTATCCCCACCGATCCTGTGGAGGTGATGCGCATGTATTCTGAGGCCGTTCCTGCCGTCCCAGTGCCGAAAGCAATGCCCCCAAAGTTAGCGTTTAACTCAATATCATTTGTGCCGTTAGGTCTGTTTATATCGCCTATTACGGTAGCGCCTGACGACAGACTTAAATACTTCTGCTCTCCTGTGCCGCTGTTATCTAGGTCTAAAGTGTAGCCAGTGGTTGCATTGGAAAGAGTTAAACTCTCCGCACTCGCATCCCAGAAGAACTTTGGTGTCGTGCCTGTGTCCTCGTAGAAGCTGATGTCGCCTACAGTATCCATCTTAAAGTACGTCTTGCCGTCTGACTTCATAATGATGTCACGACCAACATTCATCTTAAAGTCAGACCCTTGAGACACGCCGATGGTATTGTCTAACCCATATGCGCCAAGGCCTAGGTCAAGACTGTCTGCGGAGTTTTCAATCACAAGTGGGTAAGTGGTTTCTGCATTGTCAGCAGCTTTAATGCGCACCTCGCCAGTAGAAGCCCCATCCACAGTCAGCCCATCAGCCGTAATTTCCCCAGTTACGTCAATACCTGTGGAGGTGGTGGCGAGTTTTAGGGAATTGTCGTAGTAAAGTTTTACATCAGCGTTATCATTAAAGCGAGCAACATACTCTGTGCCAGTTACATCTAAAAAAGCCACTTCGGTGCTAGCTTTAATAAGCAAGCTACCTGCTCCTTGTTCATCTATAATGCTATTGCTACCATCGTGATAAATCTGCAAATCACTGCCAGCACCAAAGATGGCCTTGTCGTTGTCGCCGAACGACACATCGCCAGTTAGTGTACCGCCAGTGGTCATCAATGCACCAGCAGAAGTAACATTAGCTGTGTCAGTAACATCGGCATTAGTTTCAATAGTATCTAGCTTTGTACCATCAGCAGCAACGTCACGACCATCCACTGTACCTGTTACCGTAATACTACCAAAAGACGGGCTATCGTTAGGTTGCACAGCACTATCAGCAAGCGTACCTTGCGCAGCAGTGGCATAATCAGAGCTATCAAAAGCCTTAACTTGGGCAAGGTTCGTAACTTCGCTATCCATGAGAGCGCCAGCGGCTGTTACATTAACCGCATCAGTTACGTCAGCACCCGCCTCAATACCGTCCAACTTAGTTTTGTCGCCATCAACAAAAGCACCCTCAGATGGGGGTTGCTGAATGTCCTCACCAGCGGCTGTAACGAACACTACAGCGTCACCTGAGAGGTTCAGCAGGGAACCTGTGCTACTCTCTGTAAGTGTACGGCTAAGGGTCGTCCCAGAGGCTGTGTAAGTCCCTGTGCCGATCTCCCACGCCTGACCCTCTTCAATGGTGTAGCGGACAGACTGACCATCCGTCACGCCAGCATCAGCAAAGGACTGATAGCCACTCTCAGCAGACCCAAGAGTGATTGTACCTGTACCAGTTGTGGCTGTTGATACTTTGGCTCTGTTTACGAGAGTGACCATCAATTTTATTCCTTACGCGATTTGCAGAACGCCGTTTGCTGCGGAAAAGTCCACAGTCAAGCTGTCGCCATCGTTCAGGGTCAAAGACGAACCGTAGTCGTAGTAACCGATCAGCGCGTCAGCAGGTGTCGTCACCGTGTCGTTGTACAGGTAGACATAGCGGAACGGACCAGTCGAACCACCGCTTGAAGTCAGCGTGATGTCGGCCAAGACCAGCTTGTATGTGCCGCTTGCTTGCGTGGACGAACTTGTTGTCACGTTGCGCGAAGACAGGTTTGTGTAGGAAACCTCAGTCACGTTTGCCAAGATGCCATTGCCATCAGCAGATGGATCGCTTGACTCGGAACCGGGTGCAGTGTTGGACAGTGCGACAACGATTTGATCGCTCTCAAGGTCCATGTTGTGAACGGCATTTTTTACAAAGTCGTTCACCTTGTTGAAAGTAGCCATTCTGAGGCCCTCCAGAGGTTAGGTTGCATATGCCTGTGTAACTTATCACACATGCTTGTGCAGGTAAATCATGTTGGCTTGACAGGCCAAACAGGGTTGCGCGGGTCAGTTGTGCTGGCTGGCAGGTCACGCAAAGCCTGCCGATAAGTCGCCCATGCTGATGCACTCACAGGTGCGTCAGGCACTTGAGTCCAATCGGATGCAGAAAGAAGTCTATCACGCTTGGCACGAAGGTCATCCCACGATTGTGCATCATCCCACACCCAAGCCTCTGTCGTGTAGTCAAAGTAGCACGGGTGGTCAGGCTTAGTCGGCAGGGCTACAGCAGCGCCATCCTTGATGTAGTATTCTTTGGCTGAGTACTCACCTGCGATCCAAGAGGCTCCTGACGGAATGTTAAGGTCAAGGTCAACTTGTTTACCTGCGGTGACAGTAGATGTGATTTTCCCTGTGTCTGGATCGTAAAGTGTAGCCTTCATTTCAAAGCCTCCAACGCAAATATAGATGAGTCTGCGCTAATAGTGCCAGCGCCAGATATTCTGGCCTGCACGAGTAACGTATTCGTCCCAGAGATGGTCAAACTAGACAGGATGAAGGTGTCGTTCTTATTCTCCCTGCTGTCTGTTGGGGTTTCAATGCTGCCTTCCGCAAAAGAAGTTCCGTTGAAGACGACCCTATAGTCAGCATTTGCACCGTTCTGCCCCGTAGCATCTAATTCAATCTCCAGCCCTGCGCCGACCAAAACTTGCTCGTTAGCACTAGCAGAAAATGTTAAAGTGCCTACAGTTGTGTAAGATGAACTGCCCGTTGATCCAGACGTTGTTACGGAAGTCTGACTTGTGATAGCCCTGTCAGCCACCTTAATTGTAGTCACCGCTAAGTTATCAATCTTAGCGTTAGTCACAACAGCATCGTTAATCTGCGCTGAGTTGGTGATAATGCCAGAGGTGGAAAGCAGGCCGCCCGTTATTGTATTGGCTACAATCTTGTCGCCAGTAATAGTGCTGCCTGCAATTTTGCTTGCGATTACTGCGTTTGCCTGAAGTTTTGGGGTGCTAATTGCGTTATCAGCAATCTCAGTTGCGGTAATTGAACCAGCCTCAACATCAGCAACAACAGCCTCCCACGCAGAGCCTGTCCACTGGTACAGCTTACCGTCAGTCCTGTTAAATACCTTTTCGCCAGTGAATGAACCAGAGGCAGGTAGGCTAGTTACATCCCTGATCGCATAAAGCCCTTGGTCGGTGAACAGCGTATATACGCCATTCTCAAAGTCTGGGTCATCAATGAATGTCGTTGTGCCAGATACGCCCGCAGTAAACGCCGATTTGTTCCCGCTATAATCAACAGCCTTCAGGAAGTAGTACTTCGTCACGCTGATCCCAAGATTGGGCCGAATGAACTCACTGCCAGCAGACGTACCGACAAGCGTGGCACTGCCTGAGTTGTTTGTGTCGTTCTCGTAGACCTCAACATAGTTTAGATCGACATCAGCAGGGTTGGTCCAGCTAACCGTGATATAGCGGAACCCACCATCAGCCGACACGCCTGTAGGCACACCCGGCGCGGTAACGTCGCCACCAGATGTCAGCGTCACAGTTGCATAAGAACCAGTCGCGCCAGTCACGCTAACAGCGCGCACCCTGAACGTGTACTCAACCCCATCAATCAGCGGGCTGATCTCAATGCCATTTTCAGTCGTGGTTGTGCTGGCATATGTGCTATCAGATGTCTGCTTCCATTCAACATCATAGTAAGCAAAGAACGAACTGCTCACAGCAGTCCACGCCAAGATTGCAGAGTTGACCGTTGTGCCATCGCCCTGCAAGCGCGTGCTGTCAGATGCCGTCAGGTTATTCACAACCAAACCAGCGTTAGCCACCGGCAGGTTAGTGTTGTTGCCGATAATGTCTGACTCTTCAGCATTCCAGTTAAACGCAGCAGCAGATGTCTCCTGCAAAGTCAGATTGACCCGCAGATCGCCAGCTTCTTGGTTAGACTCAAACCGCCAGCCGATAACCTCAAACTCTTTCTCATCGAAGCCATAACGCTCATTAGTGAAAGCGATGATGTCGCCAACCTCGACGTTAAACGCCTCAAGCCCAAAGTCTGCGCTAATCGTCATCTGCTCACGGCCACGATATAGCGTCATCTTAGCAATGCGCTGGGCTGTGGCAGCACTCGTTGTGAAAGGCAGAGGTAGGTCTAGCAGCAACTCATCGCCGCCGTCCTCAGTTTGGAATGTGCTGCTTTTGATTGGCGGATAGTCAGCCGTGATAAAGTCGGCGCTGGCATCGTTGAACGTGCCGGTCACGCCGTTGAAGCTGTCACGCATACTGGATCGCGTGCTCAAGTTGATCGGCCCGCGCAGATCGTCTAGCGTCAGCGTCTTCACGGGCGCACTATAAGCGCCAACCTTCAGCTTCCAGTAACCCGATCCCCAGAACAACGTGCCAGCACAAGCTGTCGCCATCTCGCCAAGCACCTTACCTGTAGGGGAACTAGCCTTGATAATGCCGTTGATCGTGTACCGCTTTTCTGTGCCGCTGCCGCTAAGTGTGACATCTTCATCACTCTCATTCGCAGCAGCAGAGAAAACAACATCATCAACCGCGCTGTCGTTCAGCCCATATTCGCTGGTGATGAAGTCACGGATGCAGAGCGCGGCATTGTTGCTGTAGCCCGTTGTGGCCGTGCGTGGATCATACACCTTCTTGCCTTTGACCTTTGCTGTAATTAGCGGAACGCCGTTAGCAAAGACAGTCTGGTCAAACTCATAGCGGACATAAAGGTAGGCAATGCCCCGACCGACAAAATTGGAGTCAAGTGCGTCGCCGCCGGTCAGTTCGCTTTCTGATAGCAAGTCAGCAGGTGCAGTCGTCTGATCGCCTAGAAACTTCTGAATACGGATGCCAGACGGGTTAGCGCCGCCATCGATGACCCACTCAGCATCTGTGACGTAGCCATTACTGTCTAGCGTGACGACCTCTTCGTTAATGTAGATGTCGCCAATCTCAGCAACCTCATGACCAGCAAGCACGATGATCTGATGCAGGAATTTGTTATCGTCACCCGTGCTTTCGTAATAGGTGACGGTGCCGCCCTTGCGCACCTCACCGTAAACAAAATCAGCAGCAGCAGTCGCATCACGAGTGTTGACCAGCGTACCTTGCGACCCGAATGAGGAAAAGTCAGGCTTGGGTGCGAGTGCTGAGATTGCCCATGACGTGACGGCTGTAATAGCTAAGTAGCCGACTATTGCCGCACCAGACAGGCCCAAGAAAGAAAACCCTGCAATAGCCGCCCCAGTCCCACCTAGAGAACCAAGAATGATTCCTCCGACAGTAGCTGGATCACGCGGCACGCGGTCCCATGAGTTCCAGTCCTTGATGACTAAATCGCCTAGTCTGTACTTCATGCTGTAACCCACGCTGCATCAATGTCGTCTAGCGGGAGATATATCACACCCACTTCATCCAAGAAAGCGGCCTTAGTACCAGCGCAAACGCCCATTGCTACGCCCGTGATCCACTTGCGGGCCTTCTTAGTCGTCACAAGCGCACCCAATGGCGGCACACCATCAACTCTATTCCAACGCGTGTCGATTGCCTCTTCAAGCGTGTTCGCCCCGTGCATCCTCCACAGCTTAGTGCGCAGCTCCGATCTGCGGATCACCCGCTTGCCGTCCATGTAGTTGCCAAGCCAATCATCAGCCCAGCCATGGCCGTACATGCGCTGCCAAGCCTCATTCGTGAATGTCAGGCAGTCATGCTTGCCCCAAGCAAATGGACGCGCCTTAGATGCCTTCAGATACTCGTTCAGGCGATCTCGTGCATCCATCAGTCTGAGTTGACCTCACGACCCCACACAATGTCACGCGATTGCAAGTCAGACACATAATTGAAGAACGTATCTGTGCTGTAGCGAGACTGATGATTGGCCTCAGTATAACGCCGGTTAGATGCTTTCTCCAGCCGGACCAGCTTGCTCTCTACGGTCAAGGATATGGTGCTTGTCTCGCCGCCATCCTCAATCGTCATCACGTCCATCAGCCCGCTGAACACTTCAATCGTGGTGCTATCAGTCGTGCCGAAGTAAATCTTGCACTCACGGCGCTGGTACGGCTCCTGCAATGCAAGCGAAACCAAAGTCGCATCCACGCCAGATAGCTGCAACGTGATCCGCTTGGCTGAGATGTCATTCACCTCTTCAAGCCCGCTGATGCTCAACAGATTGCCTGTCCCGATGTAGGTATCAGACCCAATCGTGCGATTACCGTACCCCGTCCAAAACCGAACAGGGGATGAATCAAAGTTCATCTCTACAGCGTAGAAAGGCTCAACCTCTGGTTGGCTCAGTGCCGTCAGGAGCGATGCTGGCGTGCTACGGGTCATATCGCCTCCATCGCGCTGAAGCTGATGCCGTAGATTGAAGCGTTGTTGATGCTCCAATTCGTCTCGTTAGTCATCAACCGAAACCTGCCCTGCGCATTAGTCAGCGTGGCTGACTCAGCAGACTTATCAGAGCGCAGCTTAGGCCATATCTCCAGCGTGCCACTGCCGCTCTGATCCTCCAGAACCTTGTGCAACGTAGCCGTCCCGGCTGACCCAAGTTGGATGTAGTCGCCAGCCAGCAAAGTTCCCGTCATGGTAACGCTGACGCTTGAGTCTCCCGTGCTGCCCGTAATCGCAGCCGATGTCGCCGTACCTCTTGGCGAAGTGTTTAGCGGATCGCCTAGCAAAAATGTCCCAAACTGCCCCCGGAGGGAAATGAGCCAAGCAACCCACTGCTCTGCATCTGCACGTTGCATGGGCGGCAAACCAACATCAGCCTCCCAAGACTGACCTGAGTATGCGTGCGACTGACCAGCAAATGTAAACGGGCTTTGCGAGTAAGCCACAGCGTTCTTTGCGCGCAGGTCAATCTGCGCAACCCCCGTATGGGACAGGAAACTTCTTGGGTAAGATATAGCCATTATGCAAACGCCTTGCCGTATGAGCCGCCCTGACGCTTCGCATCAAGCACAGCAGCTTTCGACGCCTCAACCATCTTAGGTAGAAGCGCACTAACCTCAGATCGCGTAACGCCGCTCTGGAATGTGTTGTTCTGGATCACAGTCACTCCGCCCGTACCCTGACCTTTAGTATGGTCAACAACAGTCTCGCGCGGGTGCATCATCGCCATAAAGCCGCCCTTACCGTCAAGACCGCCAGCCCGTGCGCCGTTGCCGGTGTAGCCGCCGCCGCTAAACTTCGGCAAACCAAGCGTTCCAGTGTTGCCAGTCTTCGGACCAGAGATGAAGCCAATCGCATCAGTTATGAAGCCGGTAATCCGCTTAACAACAAAGATGCGATAAAGCTCTTTGATAATCTCAGATGCCATTGATTTAAAGGCGTTCTTTACTGACTTTGTGCCGTCAACAACAGACATCATAGCGGTCTCCATCGAACTGCCTACCGCTGAAGCTACGTCCTTGAAACGATCACGCATAAGCTCTGTCGCGCTTTTCGTTTTTGACGTAAGCTTATCAATCGCCTTACTGGCACCTGTGCTGTCTATTTCAATAGTAGCAGGAGTGCTAAAAGCCTCGTTCAGTGCGGAATAAGAATCTCTAACAAGTTTCGCCAGAGCGCCACCTGACTCATCCAGCGCCGCAAAGAACTCAGGAAATTTCTGCTTAAGCTCATCCATGCCCTTTGATATTAAGCCAAGCTTGTCAGCGGCGACGCCAAGGACAACAGCCAATATCATCACAGGAGACCTTCTCACAGTCTTGTTAAACGCAGACATCATTACTCTTGTGGCCGATATCATTTTTGCGAGAGACAAGAACCTCCGTGATAGAGTGTATATCACTGCACCAAACTTGAGAGCAACAAATGCGGCAACAATCCCACCTAAAGCCTCAATATTACTAGAGGCGAAGTCCACCATGTTACCAACCGCCCTAAAGGCACTGGACAGCCCAACACCTATTAAGTTGAAAGCGGGCTTCACCTGCTCCATCAATAAAGACATCTTTTCAATAAAGTTACTAAAGGAAGGAGCTACGGCCTCGAAGAAGACCAAGGCTTTCCCAGACTTCTCTGCGGCCACACCAAAGGCAGCGAAGATAGCCACGCCAGCACCGATAACCGCACCAAGAGGCCCAAAGATTTGCAGCAACTGCGGAGCCTGCTGACCGAACGCCTGCATTTTAGATGTACCATTGGCGACCTGCACAGCGTAGTCACCAATCTGATAACCAGCTTGCTGCAAGCCGCCCATAGCAAACTTACGGGTCATCATGGTAGCGCGGCTAGTCTCGCCACCAAAAGACTTCAGGTTCTTCTGCGCCCGGCGGACACCATCGCCTGTACGCTTAGTCGCCTGAGTTACTTCGTTCAAACCCTTAATTGCACTGTTCGTTTG